AATCCAGGACAGTTTAAAGAGATTCCCTTTTTTGGGAAAAATGGTAAGAGAAATATTCTACAATTGTTTTTTAAAACTAGACCAAAACAAAGACGCGGCCTTCCTGTACTTACTCCTGTTATTGATACTTTAAAACAACTTACCCGCTATACAGAAGCGGAATTAATTGCCTCAGTAATAAATTCTTTCCTCACGGTATTTATCACAAAAGGATCGGTTGATCAAGAAGATAAAGGTATTGGGTCAGCATATACAAACGAACAAAGTATTCTTGATCCTGATGCTCCTCAAGATGCTAATCAAATTGAATTAGGGTCTGGTACATCTGTTGAATTGGAAGAAGGTGAAAGTATTAAGGTTGTCGATCCTTCCAGACCAAACAAAGAATTTGCCGATTTTTTTGAAGCGGGTTTAAAACAAGTAGGGGCAGCGCTCGGGATTCCATTCGAGGTTTTAATGCAAAACTTTACATCTTCTTACTCAGCGTCAAGAGCTGCTCTTTTAGAATTTTGGAAATTTGTAACCGTTCGTAGAGTATGGATTGTTACAAATTTTTGTAAACCTATTTTTAATGAATGGTTAGAGGTTGAAGTTCTTGAGGGAAGAATAAAGGCCCCTAGATTTTTTGAAGATAAATTAATTCGCAGGGCGTGGAGTAATTCCGCTTGGAATGCTACAGTGAGCCGCGGCATGATTGACCCACTAAAAGAAACGCGTGCATCTGTAGAACGGATTAATAATAATTTATCTACACATGAAAATGAATTTTTAAAACAGGATGTTGGTGATTGGGAGTCTACTATGCAGCGTAAGTCTAAAGAAGATAAATTAATCAAAGATTTAGGCATTGCTCCAATAGATGATAAAGTTGCAGAGGCACAAATCAAAAACACAAATAATTTAGACAATTCATAACATTTAAAAGGAAGGTATAAAGTGGAAAAAATTTGGTTTAATATTTTTGTAAACAAGATAGATAATAAAACTACAGATATTTTTATAGACGGAATTATAGGGGGTTCTATTTTTGAGGAGGACCCCATCACTTCAAAAGAATTTATCAAAGCTTTTAATAAAATTGATACCCCAAATATTAATTTAATGATCAATAGTGTTGGTGGAAATGTTGTTGAAGGATTTGCGATTTACAATACAATTAAAGCATCAACAAAAAATATTGAGTCTCATATAATTGGTTCTGCTTTTAGTATCGCGTCCATTATTGCCCTCGCTGCTGACAAAGTTTTTTCCCCAATAAATACATTATGGTTAATACATGAAGCAGAAGGTTCTTCAGATGGCACACAAAAAGATTTAAGAAAATCTGCTGATGTGTTGGAAAAAGTTACAAATCAAATGGTTGATATTTACGCTGCCAAAACGGGGAAAGATAAATCGATAATTCTTAAAGATTTGGAAGATGAGACCGTATTTACCGGAACAGAAGCTTTTGAATACGGTCTAGTTGATGAGGTTACACCAGCACTCGAAATGGTTGCTTTTGTGGATGATGAAATTAAAAATTATAAATCGTATAAAAATATAAAGAAATATCTTGCGGATTTACAAAATGTTAGTATAATAAATAAAAAGCCTGAAAATAAAAAAGAAATAGAAATTAAAAAGGGGAAAATTATGAATTTAGAACAACTGGAAACAGATCATCCAAAGTTAGTTGAACAAATTAAATCCAATGAAGCAGCTGCAACAGAGACAAAAATTAAAGAAGCTGTTGCTGTTGAAAATAAACGTATTGCTGACATCAAAGCTTTGGAAAATAAAGACAACAAGGAAATAATTGATACTGCAATTGAAAAAGGTTCTACTCTTGAAGCAACTGGTTTGCTGCTTATTCAGGATATTAATGCAAAAAAGAAAATTGAAACTGAAAAACTTATTAAAAAGGGTGCGGGAATAGCTGCAGATGGGGTTCAATTGGCCACCGATCTAGGCGAAGTTTCAAATGAATTACCTATTGATGTAACCGCAGAAGCTTTGGAATTAAAAAATATTGAGATAGATGCTAAAGCTGCTGTTGATGCTGCAGGAAGGGGAATACCTGTACTTGCTCAAGCTTAATAAAATTTAAATAGAAATATAATTTTTAATCTTAAATAGGAGATTTAACGAATGGAAACTTTTACACCCGATAAACTTATTGCAGGTGATTATCCACTTATTACAGATAGTATAATAATTGGAACGGATGCGGATATTGTGCGTGGGGCAATCCTTGGTCGTATTGATGTTGGTGCTGTTCCTGCTACTGGTACTGCTGATGGTGGCAATACCGGAAATGGAACGGTTACTTCTGTTCTTGGGAAAAAGAATACCAAAGTTGGGACGTATACCATTATTTGTGTTACAGCAATTACGAATGGTGGTGTTTTCCAAATTAAAGACCCCGATGGGAAATTGATTGCTGAGGCAACTATTCTTGCCGGTGCTGGTGGGATTATTGCCTTTTCGACCGATGAACTTTCCGGTGTTATTACTGATGGGTCTACTGATTTTATTGTTGACGATTTATTTGATGTTATTGTTCCCGCTGGTTCTGGTAAGTATATCATCACAGATGATACTAATTTAGACGGTTCACAAAATCCGGTTGCAATTCTTTTAAAGGATGCTCTTGGTGCGGCCGCAGATGTTGCTGATATACCTATAGCATTATCAGGTGAGTTTGCGGAGATTGCACTTACTGTGGGTAATGGAGCAATCGCTACACGTAAAGATGCATTGCGTAATTTAAATATCTATTTTAAGGCTACTTTTCCAAAATAATAAATAATAATAAATAATAATCAGTAAAAAAAGGAATATGTAATGATTGATATTTTTGATACTCGGAATCTCATGGCTATTGTTAAATATATTTTCCCGGTGGTCACTCCGTTTAAATCTATGTTTTTTAGTAATGAAAAGATTTCTAACACAAAATTTATAGATATAGATTTTGTACGTGGATCTAGAAAATTAGCTCCGTATGTTGGTCCTAAAATGCAGTCAAAAACGGTAGATAAAAGAGGTTTTGAAACCCGCACTGTTACACCACCATATATTAAACTAAAAGACGTGACAACTGCTGAGGATATTTTAAAACGTCAGGTAGGCAGAAATATTTATCAAAACAATGTTTCCCCCGCTGCAAGGGCAAGACAGATGATAGCTGAACAGTCATCCGATTTTATTGACATGATTATGCGTAAAATTGAGTTTGAAGCACATAGAGTTTTAACTACGCTTGGTGATGTTACTTTTACTGGTGAAGGTCTAAATATTACGATTAATTTTAATATGAAAGCTTCACACAAAATTACTCTTGCAGGTACGGATAAATGGGATGACGCTGGTTCAGATCCTTCAAAAGATATTCGTGATTGGGCGATTTTAATTAAAAAGGATGCTGGTCTTATTCCGGATATGTTAATTTTGGACAATGATGCCACACAGTTGTATATTAACCATGCAAAAGTAAAAGATAATCTTGACACACGTCGTGCGGATATGGGTTTCATAACACCAGGAGCTTTTGGTTCTGGTTTACAATTTATTGGGCACGATCGTTTTGCTTCCGTAGATATTTGGTCTTATACTGAATTTTATGAAACTGATGGAGGTACTGTGACTCCCATTATGACGACCAAAACAGCCGTTCTTGGTTCAACAAAGGCTCAGACTATTATGCACTTTGGTGCTATTGAAGACGTTCAGGTTGGTACAGCCTCAACTAAATTTTTCCCAAAATCTTGGATAGAAGAAGATCCATCAGCCAGGTTACTTTCTATACAATCTGCACCGCTTCCGGCTCCGCATCAGATTGATGGTTTTGTTAGTGTAACTGTAGCATAAGGGGGATATTATGAAAATATTTATAAAAGGAACATTAAAAATAAGTGGTAAAAGTTTTACTGCTTGTGATGTTGATGTTCCAGATGACATTTCTAAAGAAGAAGCCGAAAGACTTTTAATTTTAGGGGTTGCTGAATCTTTAGAAAACGATGAGCCGGAACTAAGTGATAATTCAGATTTAGAAGAAAATGAATCCGGTTCAGATGATAATGATAATTCAGATTTAAAAGACAATAAATCCGGTTCAGATGATAATGATAAATTAGCAGATGATCTTACCATAATTAAAGGTATTGGTGTTAAGACCGCCGAAGAACTTATAGGTCTTGGCTTTGATAGTTTTGAAAAACTGGCAAATGCTAATATAGAAGATTTGGAAAAGATGAAAAATGTTTCCGAAAATGAAGCAATTGAATTTATTGAAGCCGCTATAGAGTTATTGCAGTAGGGAGTTTATAACTTGTCATTCAAAACCGAACTTGACGAGGACATAGGCAAGGTTTTTTTAAACTCCGATGAATATGCAGTACAAGTTCTAGTTACTCCAAATGGTGGTTCCCCTGCACCATATAATATTGACGGAATTTTTGATGAAGCTTATGAAGTGGTCGACCCCGGTTCTGAGGCAGAAATTTCTTCAATTAGTCCGGTATTGCAAGTTAAATCAACTGCTACAACACTTTTAATAGTACAAAAAGATGTTATCAGAATTAACGGTACTGATTATCAGGTGACAGACACGCAAACTGATGGAGTTGGTATAATTACAATTATTTTGAATTTGGTAGGATAGTTATGGCAAGTAAAAGAAAATTGATCCGTTTGGAAGTTGTGGCTTTGCTTTTAGGAGCAATAGACAGTGGTGGAATTGTCCAGGTTAATGACACCCGTATTTTGCCGCATAAAATGGATACACTCCCTCAGATCAATGTATATGGTCTTACGGAAGATGCTGATGCTAAAGGAACAAACCCTAAAGAATACACTCGAACGGTAAATTTAGGCATTGAAATTATTCAAGCTGCGGTTGATAGTATTGATAATGATTTTATTGATGATGTTACGGATCAGATTGAGGAAATTTTATTTGCAAAACCATTTTTAACTACAAAAGTTTCAGATGATGTTATTTATGATGGGATTGTTACAACTTTAGAAGATACTGGTAATAAGGTGGTATCCTCAACTGAAATGCGTTGGTTAATTCCATATCGGAAACTTGCTCCCACACCATCCGCATTGGATGATTTTAACAAAGAAGAAACTATTTACGATATGAATAATAATCCCGATAGCCAAATGGAAAGTAAAACAAACGTTTAAGGAGAAATAAAATGAATAAAATATTTTTAGTACCCGCAATGGTCATTTGACCGATAGAACATACTTTATAATTAAGAGTCCCTGGACC